AAAGGTAACGTGTTGATTGTTTCTTCAGACGTTGCTTCCGCTATGGCAATGGCTGGTGTTCTTTCTTACACACCTGCACTTTCTGCTGACCTACAAGTTGATGACACAGGCAATACATTTGCTGGTTTGTTACATGGTCGTATCAAAGTTTACATCGACCCATATTTTGGTGGATACACATCCAACCAAGAATTGGTTACAGTTGGTTATAAGGGTTCTTCTCCTTATGACGCTGGTTTGTTCTACTGCCCATACGTTCCTCTACAAATGGTTCGTGCAGTTGACCAGTTCACATTCCAACCAAAGATTGGATTCAAGACTCGTTACGGCATGGTTGCAAACCCATTCTCACAAGGTGTTACACCTTCGAATGGTCAGTTGACACCACGTTCAAACGTTTACTACCGTATTTTCGGTGTAAAGAACTTGATGTAATCATCCCTCGGGATGGGAAGTCACCACTAAGAGTGACATTTAAAGACCACCTTCGGGTGGTCTTTTTTTTGGCTCCTAAATACTACAGAGGAGAATTAAATGACGGCTATTACAAGAGCACCACAAAATACCAATTATCTACAACCAACCAAGTTCTTGTTGGTGTTCAATCGTTCGCCTGCAACTCAATACTTTTGTCAAAGTGTTAATCTTCCTGGTGTATCTGTCGATCCTATTACACGTTCTACACCAACATTGGAAACAAGTTATCCAAGTAATAAGATTAATTATGAAGATTTGCAAATCACCTTTACTATTGATGAAGCAATGGAAAGTTGGAAACAAATGTACGATTGGTTCCGTACTATGGCATATCATGACCAAAAAATTAAAAAAGATTTGGTGGAACAATATGGTGGCAAATTAGTATCTGATGGAATATTAACTGTATTATCATCTTTAAACAATCCACTAATTCGTATTCAATTTGCAGACATGTATCCAACTTCTTTATCTGATATACAGTTTGACACCAAAACTTCTGCTGATGAGATTCTAACGGCATCTGTCACTTTTAAATATACACACTTTGATATATTACCACTAAACGCTTGACATTTATTATATTATATGATATGATGGTATTTTTACCAACCACTTTATTATGTTATGGAAAATTTAGAACAAATACTTAAATATTGGCAACAAGATACTGAGATTGACCAGACAGAACCTGGCAAAGAATTGTTGAAGATTCCAACTCTACACAATAAGTATCTTTCAATCCTAACCAAACACAAGATTGCTTCCAAGAAGGCACACTTTGACTATCTACGTATGCGTAAGGTCAAGTGGGAATACTTTACGGGTAAAATGTCTAAAGAAGAACTTGCAGACTATGGTTGGGAACCTTTTCAATTTACACTCAAAGCCGACATTACTACATATTTGGAAGCAGACAATGACTTGATTAAGTTATTGGAAAAGAAAGTGTATCATGAGGAAGTGGTGTCTGTTATTGAATCAATTATGAGTGAATTGAAACAACGAACATGGCAACTACGTGACTTTATATCGTGGGAAAAATTCATCGGTGGACAATAACGTAATATCTAAAGTAAATGAAGTCTTTGCAAAAATTACATGTGAACGACATGTTGCAAAAGAACTTTCAGAATACTTTACCTTTTTTGTACCTGGACACCAATTCGTTCCAGCGTTCCGTAACAAGATTTGGGACGGCCGGATAAGACTATTCAATCTACAGACTAGTCAGATATATCTTGGCCTTCTTCCTTACGTGGAAGACTTCTTCCGTGAACGTGAGTACACATTCGAATATGATGATACTAGAGCGGATGTAGAAGATGACTTTTCAATTTATTTGGCCAAGAAATTTGCAGAAGACTTAAATCTACATTCCCGTGGTGCACCAGTTGACGTTAGAGACTATCAACTAGATGCATTTATTCATGCAATGCAAAGACGTAGAGCTTTGTTATTATCTCCAACAGCATCTGGTAAGTCACTAATCATTTATTTAATTTGTAGGCAATTACTTGACTATCAAGGCCTCAAAGGTTTGATTATTGTTCCAACAACATCTTTAGTTGAACAGTTGTACGGAGATTTTGGTGACTATGCAAGTGAATCTACTTTTAAGAACTACATGCATGTACACCGAATCTATCAAGGTAAAGAAAAGACCACAGATAAAGCAATTACTATCTCAACGTGGCAGTCTCTGTATAACATGCCAAAGGAATACTTTGAACAATTTGACTATGTGATTGGTGATGAGGCACATCTATTCAAGGCACAATCACTAACATCTATATTAACCTCATGTATCAATGCCAAGTATCGTATTGGTTTAACTGGTACATTAGATGGTACTAAGACACATAAATTGGTGTTAGAGGGATTATTTGGTAAGGTCAAACAAGTAACCACAACCAGAGAGTTAATCGACAATCAACAAGTTTCAGACTTTGAAATTAAATGTTTGGTTCTTAAATATAGTGATGATATCTGCCAACAAATAAAAGATAAAACATATCAAGAAGAAATAGAGTTTTTAATTTCGAATGAACAACGTAATAAGTTTATACGAAACCTTACTATATCATTAGGTACAAATACATTAGTTTTGTATCAAATGGTTGAAAAACATGGCAAAATACTGTATAATATGATTAAGGACAAAGCTGTTGACCGCAAAGTCTTTTTTGTTTCTGGTAATACAGATACAGATGACCGTGAAGAAATTAGACGAATAATGGAGAAAGAAAATGATGCTATTGTTGTGGCTTCTTTTGGGACTTTTTCTACTGGAATTAACATTAGGAATTTGCATAACATTATATTTGCGAGCCCTTCAAAATCAAGAGTGCGAAATTTGCAGTCGATTGGAAGAGGGTTACGACAAGCTGAGGGAAAAACTAAAGCAACGCTTTACGACATAGCTGATGACTTGAGATATAAAAAGCATATGAATTTCACTTTAAAACATTTCGTGGAAAGAGTTAAAATATATAATGAGGAGAAGTTCTCATTCAAGATTTACAAGATAGGAATTAAGAATGTATGATTTGGTAAAAATAGTTCGATTCAAAGATGGCTTGGATGTTATCACAACAAGAACATCATTAACAAAAGATTTAGTTGAATTGGATAATCCAATGATGTTTGAAGTTCGTAATTCTCATTTGATATTGGAACAATGGTTGCCTTTGGCTGTAATGGAAGGTGATACAGTAACCATTGAAACGAAAGAAATTCTTTGCGAGATGAATCCAAATTCAGACTTTGCAGAATATTATGTGGAAACGATCCGTAAGTTGAAACGTGCGTTGAGACAGGAAAAAGATGAACCCCGTGATGAGGATGATATGAAAGATATGTTGGAAGCTTTAATACAACTAGAAACAGCTAATGTATCTATACATTGAATCAGCAAACTTAAAGGGGGGACATAGAGAAATATACAGGTTGGCAAGCCCTTTGTCAACAGCTTTTGATGGTACATTTGAAATGAGAGAACTATGAGTAAGATTAAACACTATATTAACAATGCCGATTTCCTTGCGGCTTTGGTCGAGTACAAGACCAAAAGTCTAGAGGCAAAAAAGAACAATACACCTGAGCCTGCAATACCCAACTACATTGGGGAATGTTTCATGAAAATTGCTGAGGGTCTATCACACAAACCAAACTTTATCAATTACTCATACCGAGATGAGATGATGGCAGATGGTATTGAAAACTGTCTGCAATATTTCAACAACTTTGATCCTGAGAAATCCAAAAATCCATTTGCATACTTCACACAAGTAATCTACTTTGCTTTCCTACGTAGGATTCAAAAAGAGAAAAAACAACTTTATGTAAAATACAAAGCAACCGAAATGTTTGGTGTTTTGGATGAGTTTGAAATGATGGAAGGTGAAGATGGATCCACAAGGCAATTTGAACTATACGATAACATTTCCGAATTTATTGGCAACTATGAAGAGGCCAGAGAATTGAAAAAAGAAGCGGCAACCAAAATGAAGTTAAAAGCTTTGGAAAAGTTCTTTGATGATGAGGTACCAGAGGAGAAGCCATTATGAAAGTAGGTTTTACTTGTTCCACTTTTGATTTGTTCCATCCAGGCCACATCATGATGTTGAAAGAGGCAAAGACTCAATGTGATTATTTGATTGTTGGATTGCAGTCCGATCCAACCATTGATAGACCGGAAACAAAAAACAAACCGGTACAAACACTCTTTGAACGATACATCCAACTTGATGCCTGTAAGTATGTTGATGAAATTATACCATACGAAACGGAAAAAGAGTTGATGGACCTATTGCTTTCTTATCCAATTAGTGTTAGAATTATCGGAGAGGAGTACAAAGATACGCAATTCACTGGTTGTGACTTGCCAATTGAACTCTATTTCAATAGTCGTAAACACAGTTTTTCTACAACCAATCTACGTAAGATGGTTTTTGAGAAAGAAAATTTGAAAAATAAATGGTAATGAAAGTAGCGATAATAACCGACCAACACTTTGGTGCTCGTAATGATTCTGTCCACTTTCTGGACTATTACGAAAAGTTTTACAAAGAAACATTTTTTCCAAAGATTGATGAAGAAAAGATTGATACCGTTTTAATTCTCGGTGATACATTTGACCGAAGAAAGTACGTCAACTTCTTTTCTTTGAAACGCACGAAAGAAATGTTTTTCGATGAACTTGCTAAAAGAAACATTACAGTTCATATGTTGGCTGGTAATCATGACACTTATTTTAAGAACACCAATGATGTAAACTCCGTAGATTTGTTACTACGTGAGTATGAGAATATCAATGTAATTGACTCACCACAGACCATTCATTTGCGGTTTGCGAATGGCGAATATGATGTTTGTATGATTCCTTGGATATGTCCAGAGAACTATGATAATTGTATGGCAGAAATTAAAAACACTTCTGCAACGTTATGTATGGGTCACTTTGAAATTGCAGGATTTGCAATGCACCGTGGAATGCCATCTTTGGAAGGATTGAGTCGTGATATCTTTAAACGTTTTGAGTATACTTTTAGCGGTCATTATCATCATAAGTCTGATAGGGATAATATTTACTATCTTGGTAATCCATACGAACTTACATGGCAGGATTATTCTGATAGCCGTGGGTTTCATATCTTTGACTTGGATTCCCGCAACTTACATTTTGTACAGAATCCTAATATCATGTTTCACAGAATCACTTATGATGACAAATCTGATTCTATAAA